ATCGGGGATCGCATTATCAAAAAGTTTTGATTCTTACGCAGCTATGGAGGAAAATCTTCCAAATGTTAACGCTAGAAGCGTGGCCAATCAAATGGTTGGTTATTATTGCAGGGTGAAGGCTTATGCCGACAGTGTTCTTGATACTTTTACTGATGGAAATAATGGTTCTATCGGGTCCCGTGTGCTTGGATTATTTTTGAATATTTTGTTTTTAGATGAATATGGGATCCGTACTGTGTTTTTACAATTTGCTACTATGTATTATTATTATAAACGCAGATATAGTTTATTTGATATGGTTAAGACTAACTTACGATCTTTTGTAATATTAGTCATCGGTAAAATGGTTTTTAAGTTCATTGTTGATATATTGCCCCCTGCGACCAAGTCGCTAATGCTCTCGTGGTGTGTTACGCATCACGATTATTCTGTTCTTCGTCAGGGTTTTTTGCAGCGGTCACTTCCTGTGGCTCCTCTTAATTCTGATAACCATCATGCTACCGTCGCACAGGTTCGTGCGTCGGCTGATAATTTTACGAACCAGTTTGCTGCTGGTTTGGGCTATAATATTTTCTCACCGTCTAGATCTGCTAAGGATAGGTGGAATGGGATTAGTGGAAATCGTTTTGTGTTTGACGAGAAGGATCTTCGTTTACACTATCATAATGATCATATTGAGGATGGAAGTGTTATTAAATTAATTGATGTTGATCAATACATTGATTCTGAGTTTATAACATTTTTGCGTCGGGGTACATGTGTTCTCATGTACACTTACTATCCGTCTGACCTATATATTACTAATGACGATTACACAATGTCCTTTGACAATCACGGCAAAATGACTATGTCTTTTCCTGGCTCGTTACCTTACAGCCATTTGATATGGGATTGGCGTCGTGATTATGTAACATTCCATGATTGCCTTGGCTTTGTCCATTGTTATGTGGAGGTCAAACCGTGTGGTTACAACAGAGCTCTTGTCTGTTTGATTCCAGCTACCCGTGGGGGTATTATTGGGAATATTTTGAGGCGTATTTTGGTTGATCTTAAGCCATTGCTTCGTTTTAATCCTAATTTGCCCTGCGGTGTTCAGTTGCTTCATCTGGGATCTTCTGTTGTCCTACGCGACATTGACACATTTGTCCAATACAAAATGGATAATGAGAAATTTTCTAATGCTCTTGCTCTTTGTTCTACATCAAAAACTTTGCAAATGGCATCTGTGCAGCGTATATGTGATACTACTCAACTCATGTATGCTTGTATTCCAATTTTGAAGAAATTGGTGGGCACTAACCTTTCAGCTCTTGTTCCTTCTTATGAACTTACTGATAGGGCCCCACGCGCTTATAAGCGTGAGTACAAAGATGTTTTTGATGATGATCCTAAGATAAAAGGTCAAGCGTATATGCCCCCGTTAATTGATGGTGCTTTTGTCCCTGCCTCCTGCTTATCCAATGACATTGATTGTTATGTTGGTCGCGTTCGGAATCTTCGAAAACCTCCTGATTTTTCCGTCGCTCCCAAATATTATCGTTATCTTAAAGAGTTTTGTATGAAGTTTTCTGCTTTTGCCCCTGGTAAACTCCATCCCCTTGATGTAGATGATGTCATTGATGTTGCAAATCCGGCCCAGAAGAACAAATATGCCTTGTCACTCCAAAAGAGAGGAGGACAGAACGAAGCCTTTCAGAAGGTTGAAGCTTATCCTGAACTGAAAGATCCTCGTAATATTAGTGCTGTTAACCCGAGCAATGTTGTACGTTTATCAAGGTTTACCCAAGTGTTGGCTCAATACATGAAGGATTATATATCTTGGTATGCGTTCGGTTTAACTCCCGAGGAAGTTGCTGACCGTGTGGTTCTTGTTGCTAGTGATCCTTACGGTGTCCTTGGTGAAGGCGACTTTGGTAGGTTTGATGGGACTCAATCTGCCATTGTTGTTGATCTTAACACTAATCTTATGTTATCTGTATTTCATCCGGCGTACCATGATGAAATTCGGGCTTTGAGGTATGAGCTTAGTTATTGCCTGTTTACTACAGAGTACGGCATTATATACAATACCGCTGATTCTATGAAGAGCGGCAGTGCAACTACCAGTGGGGATAATACTGCTACTGATGGTTTCAACATTTATTCCACTCACCGTAATAGTGGCCTTTCTATTGATGATTCTTGGGATAAAATTGGCATATGTGGTGGTGATGACAGTCTTACACGCGTTCAGTCTGCTTATATTTATGAGCAGACTGCCAAGGATCTTGGTTTTGTACTTAAGTGTGCTATTAAGGTCCCTGGGGATTATGTTACGTTCCTTGGCCGAGTTTGGTTTGATGCTTGGTCATGTAATATGAGTTTCTTCGATCCTTTAAGGTGTTTATCTAAGATACATTTCTCTGATAACTCAGATCGTAGAATGGACATTCAATCTTCTCGCGTGGCGAAAAGCTGTCAGTTACTATGTTACTGACAATGGTAATTTTGTTGGCCACATTGCTGAGCATATGTTGAAAATCACACAAGCTGGTAAAACTGAGGTCGTCGAGCGGCGGCCTTGGTTATCTGCCGTTTTGATGGAGAATACACATTACACTACTGAACAGATTATTTATAAGTTTAGAGGTTGTTCTGTGTTTCCAACTTATCAATCTAATCCTCGAAATCTTTGTATTCTTGGAGATCCTGAACCAGCAGTGGTTTACTTGGCTGGTCTCCTGCAAATTCCATGTATTGATATCATTGCGTGGTATGAAGAGGTTCGTAAGAGAGATTCGTTGAATTTTCCATGTCTACATGAAGTGCAGCCTGCTTCGGACAAACCCACGACTGTTGGTGGGGAACTTATTGGGGGGTCTCTTAAACCCGCACCTGTTCAATTGTCCAAGATTGAGGGGAAGGAGCCTATTGATGAGGTTGTTAAACCAGCCTGTCGTTTCTTCTTTTCAAAGGATGGCTGCAAGCGGGGTGACAAGTGTAAGTTTAGTCACTCAAAAATGATATGCCGTGATTTCTTGCGTGGAGCATGTGATCGAAAGACTTGTAAATTCGATCACGTAAGTGCTTCCGCTAAGGTATAACCCAGCGACTCGGACCGGTTGCATGTCCTTAAACTGCAACCCGCGTGGGGGTTTTTCCCACAGGGGCAACGATTTTTGCATTGCAGAGATCACCTTTATTTTACATTCTATGCTTTCTCAAAAGAAAGGGTCTTTCGCCCGTCAGGGCGCAAAAGCAGCGGGGCCGGTGGTGTCTGACGTTCCTCCACCGACAATGAAGAACCCCCGTTCAAAGAGGAAGAAGCGCGTTCAGCAATCTCGCGCCAATCGTGAGTTTGCTAAATACCTCGAAAGGGTGGCTGAGCAGTTTTTGCTGCCTGGCGACTTTTGGGGGGGGAGTCCGGTTATCTCCCCCGCTTCCTTTCCATCGCAATTGTGTGTGCGCCACATTCACAAAGAAATTAATGTCAACTCCCAAGACCAACCCACGGGTTTCCGTGCTGTGATGCGCCCTGATTTGTTTGCTCCAGGGTACATATCCAGTGCTGTTACTCTTTTTGTACCTGCAGCCGGCCCCGGGCCGATTGACATGGTTGGGCAAATGGGCAGTCTTTCTGAGGGGGGCGACATCGATGAAGGTTTTGCTCGTGTTTCTGATAACACGTTGGTTAGTGTCGTTAGTGAGTTGGTCCAAATTTTGGACCTCGCTGCGACTCCCCATCAGGGTCTTAACATTACGTCGGCTGGCATTCCTACTATTGCCATCGATGTGGTTAAGCGCAGTCTTTCTCCGGCCAATTTGAACATATGGACTAAGGCTGCAGGTAATTGGATCCTCGTTGCTACTCTGCCTTTGATTACTTCGAGGACGGTTAGCCTTGTGGGGAATCTTGTTGCTGGTGCTACTGCCATTGCTTTTTCTGTCTTTGGCAATACCGACGTGTTTTCTGCGAAATTTTCCATGGGTGTGACTAGCGCGCAAGTCCAAAGTGCTGGGATTGCTTCTTATGCTCCTGCCTTCGATACATTCGTCCTTGACAACAACGTGACTGTTGGGCGGGTGATTTCTATGCGGATTCTTGTTCAGAATACCTCCCCCGACATTGCTAATGGGGGGACGATCAATTCTGGGCGGGTTCCCTATGATTTTCAACCGTTTGGTCCCAATTCTGTCTCTGATCTTTCTGACCTCCCACAGAATCGGCGTTATCAGGGGAAGGCTGCTACGGGTACCAATGTTACTTGGATGCCCGCTCAGTATGATGAGTTTGAGCCTGACTTTATTTCAAATAAGTCGGAGGATCTTGCTTCAGCGGAGTATCTCTACGTTGAACTTGATGGTTGGGGTGGTGGTGCTTTGACTTCAAGCGCCAAGATTCACTTTGATTGGATTGTTGAGTTTTACACTCCTAACCAGATCTTTGAGAAGATTCTCACTCCTCCTCGAACTGCTGAGTTTGATAAGCTTTTCCATGTTCTTCTTAACATGCCTGCCGCGACTTGTAATCCTGATCACCTTGGTTCCCTTGGTGATTTCCTGAAGAAAGCCGGTGAGTATGCTAAGCGTGGTCTCGATTTTTATGAAGACCACCAGGACACCATTGATTCCGTTCTCGGGATCATTGGTCGAGTTGCGTCGTCCGCTTAGTTCCTTGGATTTTCCTTTTTGTTTTTGCTTCTTTCTTTGCCTTTTCTTGTTCTTTTCCACTATTAAAATAAAAACAATCAAAACAGCTGGGGGTGCTTAGGTGGTGTGGTGATATGGGAGTAGCTAACCTGTTTTGCCATACTTTCCTGTTGGTGTCATTCCGTGTTTTGGTTGGTAAAAATATCATTGGTGGAATGTAGTTGTGTTGAACGTATTCCCCCCCCTTTTAGAGGATACGTTCTGCACTACTGTGTCCTCGAATGTAATCTTTGTTCTTCTCTTGTGTGTTTTTGCTTTGCTTGATTGTTGCCGTCAAGCCGCCGCCTAAATATAAATAAATAAATAAATATGCTGCTTTACTTAACGGC